GATCAATACAATTATAGTGGAAGCAGTACAGTAGAAAATATGGTATTCAGCGTTAGTCTAAGAACATATACAACTGGTCTCGTTACTGGAGTAAACGATTATCCTGATACTATGCTATTATTAATGACTAATCCTAGCACAAATGGTATTGGTACGTTTAATTGCAGTTATTACATGATGTCAAAATGATCTTTTCACAAAACTTTGAAGGTAGGTTACAGTCTTGGGCATTTTTTCGATTAGAGTTGGAAACACATCGAAATCCAATACAAGCTTGTATTGATTTTTGGAATCAAGCTCCAATTAGTGCAAGAACATGCGATCCTTACAATAAAGAGAATTGGCCTGATGCTTGGGAATTAATAGCTCAAAACAAATATTGTGAATTTAGCAAGATCTTAGCCATCTACTATACATTATCCCTTACCGAAAGATTTGAAAAATCTAAATTCTATATACAAGTAGTAGAGAACAAAACAGAACACAAGATACATTATCTTTTAATAAACGGAAATGAGGCGATAGGTTATGATTTTAAAAAGCCTGTTAGCATCAATGAAATATCAAATCTCATTGTACAAGAGAACTATGATATGTCTTTAAAAGAAGAATAAATATCAAAAGTTACGTTTTTAGTAGACCTCTTAACGTTTAGGTTTTATAATACATAGACAATTAAGGTTTTTATTTGATGTTATCTAAAAGACAATTTATCATCTTTGTCAGAACAAATAAGCTACTAGAATCCTCCGATAATACTATCAATAAATATCCTGTTTAAAGAATCATAAAAGAAGAGGTAACATAAATGAGTTCACGCATCACAGTCACTAAAAGAGACGGTCGCAAGGAAGATTTGAATATTGATAAACTACACAAAGTTGTGTTTTGGGCAACTGAAGGTTTAGCCGGCGTTAGTCCTAGTGAATTGGAGATCCGTAGCCAACTACAATTCTATAACAACATTAAGACCCGTGATGTACAAGAAACTCTAATCAAAGCAGCAGCAGATCTTATTACAGAAGAGACTCCAAACTATCAATACGTGGCGGGACGTCTTATCAATTATGCTTTGCGTAAAGAAGTATATGGTGGATATACTCCTTGGAAACTTTTTGATCTTGTAAAGAAGAATGTTGAGCTAGGATACTACTCTAAAGAATTCTTAAACTGGTATGATGATTCTGAATGGGAAAAGCTAAACAGTTTTGTAAAGCATGAAAGAGATAGTTCTCTAACATATGTAGCTATGGAACAATTACGCGGAAAGTATCTAGTACAGAATCGCGTTACTGGACAGATACTAGAGACTCCACAGATCTGCTATATATTAATTGCAGCTACTCTCTTTTCTAGCTATCCTAAAGAAATTAGGATGATCTGGATACGTGATTATTATGAATGTATCTCAACACATGATATTAGTCTACCTACTCCTGTTATGGCAGGTGTTAGAACTCCGCAGAAGCAGTTTAGTTCGTGTGTATTGATTGAAACTGATGATAGCTTAGATTCCATTAATGCTACTACTAGTGCTATCGTAAAGTATGTTAGCCAGAAGGCGGGCATTGGCATCGGTGCAGGCAGGATTAGAGCTTTAGGTTCTCCTATCCGAAATGGTGATGCTAGTCACACTGGTGTTATTCCATTCTACAAAATGTTCCAAGCAGCAGTAAGATCGTGCAGCCAAGGCGGAGTTCGCAATGGTGCTGCTACACTTTACTATCCTATTTGGCATTTTGAAGTTGAAGATCTCCTCGTGCTTAAGAATAACAAAGGTATCGAGGATAATAGGGTACGTCATATGGACTATGGGGTTCAGTTTAATAGACTGTTCTATCAACGTTTGATTCAAGGAGGTGATATAACTTTGTTCAGTCCGAATGACGTGCCCGACATCTATGATGCTTTCTTTAATGATCAGGAAAAGTTTGCTGATCTATATGAGAAAGCTGAGAATAATCCAAAGCTACGAAAGAAGAAGTTAAAAGCGATTGATCTATTTTCTTCCTTTATGCAGGAGAGAAAGGATACAGGACGTATCTACTTACAAAATGTAGATAATGCTAATACTCACAGTAGCTTTGACGAATCAATAGCACCAATCAAACAATCAAATCTATGCGGTGAGATTGATCTACCAACAAAACCACTTACACATATTTTTGACGAAGAGGGGCGTATTGCGCTCTGCACTTTGAGTGCCGTTAATTGGGGTAATATCAAAGACCCCAAGGACTTTGAAAAGCCCTGTATGCTAGCAGTGCGGGGATTAGATGCATTGCTAAGCTATCAGCTCTATCCGGTAAAAGCGGCCGAGATATCTACAAAGGAACATCGTCCACTTGGTGTTGGTATTATTAATCTTGCTTATTGGCTCGCTAAAAATGATTTTAAATACAGTGATAATAGTTCACTAGTTAAGTTAGATGAATACATGGAAGCAATGAGCTATTATCTAATTAAAGCAAGTGTTGAATTAGCTAAGGAATTAGGACCCTGTGATAGGCATGAAGATACGAAATATTCTAAAGGCATTGTTCCGATTGACACACGCAGCTTGGCTATTGATACTCTTGTTCCTCATGTTGAGCGTATGCCTTGGAACGAGCTTAGAGAAGAGCTTAAACAATATGGTATCCGTAATGCTACACTAATGGCCATCATGCCTGCTGAAACATCTGCTCAGATTGCTAATGCTACAAATGGTATCGAACCTCCACGTAGCTATATTTCAATCAAACAAAGCAAGCACGGTGTACTAAAGCAAGTTGTTCCAGAATTCCGAAAATTAAAAAACAAGTATGAACTACTTTGGGATCAAAAATCACCAGAAGGATATCTCAATATTTGTGCAGTTATGCAAAAGTACATTGATCAAGGTATCTCAGTTAATACTAGCTATAATCCACAGTTTTATAATGATGAAAAAATCCCACTTAGTGAAATGTTAACTCATGTACTTAATTTTTATAAGTATGGCGGAAAACAACTCTATTACTTTAATACATATGACGGCCAAGGCGAAATTAATGTAAACAAATTAGCCGAAGAATCACCTCTAGATGATCAGATCATTTCAGAAGCTGATTGCGAATCGTGTGTTATTTAATAAACAATAGTAATATATAAGCAGGGGATTTAAAAATGACAGTTTTTGATAGTAGTAATCGTGCCAACCATATACAGAATTTAGCTTTCTTTGATCCGAGCGGAGGAGTTACTATACAACGCTATGATACCCTAAAGTATAAACAATTTGACAAACTAACCGATAAACAGTTGGGATTTTTTTGGCAACCTCAAGAAGTTGATATCTTGCGTGATGCTAAGGATTTTAAAGATCTTACTGAGCATGAGAAACATATCTTCACAAGTAATCTGAAGCGACAAATACTTTTAGATAGTGTTCAAGGTCGTGCTCCTACAGCCGCCTTTGGCCCTATTTGTAGTTTGCCAGAACTTGAAACATGGTTCCAAACTTGGACATTTAGTGAGACTATTCATAGTCGTAGTTACACACATATCATTCGAAATATCTATAGCAATCCATCTAAGATATTTGATGAGATGATGGACATTGCCGAGATTGCTGATTGTGCTACTGACATCAGCAAGTACTATGATAATCTAATTGATATGAATCAACGTGCTGCTAGTGCTACACATGGGCATCTTGTACCTATTCCATATCAGCATAAAAAGGCACTATGGATGGCTCTAATGTCAGTCAACGTTTTAGAAGGTATTCGCTTCTATGTTAGCTTTGCTTGCTCATGGGCATTTGCTGAAGTTAAGAAGATGGAAGGCAATGCTAAGATCATTAAGTTTATTGCCCGTGATGAGAATCTACATTTAGCTGGCACCCAGACTTTGTTAAAGCTGTTGCCTAAGGATGATGAATATTTTGCTCAACTTGCTGAAGAAACACAAGAAGAGTGCGTTAAGATATTCATTGATGCTGTTGATCAAGAAAAGGCATGGGCCAAGTACTTGTTTAAAGACGGCAGTATGATTGGTTTGAATGAGCAATTGTTAAGTGAGTATATCGAGTGGATCGCACACAAGCGTATGACCGCAGTAGGTCTTCCATGTCCTTATAAGTCAGGCAGCAATCCGTTACCGTGGACGCAGAAATGGATCGCCGGTAGTGATGTACAAGTGGCTCCACAAGAGACAGAAATAAGTGCGTACATTATTGGTGGTACAAAGCAAGACGTTACCGAGAGTAGCTTCAGTGACTTCAAGCTATAATAACTACTTAAGGAACGACAATGATGATTACACTTTATAGCAAGCCTAACTGTCCTTACTGTGAACGTGCCGCAGATTATTTTAAGACAAATAATTTTCAATTTACCAAAGTTGATGTTAGTGAAGATGCTAAAGCTTTAGAATTTATTAAGAGTAAAGGTCATCGTACTGTTCCACAAATTTACCTGGAAGGTCGTCTTCTGGTAGAGGGTGGCTATGATGGTTTAACCAAGTTGCGCCCTAATGATTTAACACACAGGATGCAACAACATGTTAATGGAAAAGCAATATAATACAGGCGATGTAGTAAGTCTAAAGCTAACGAGTGGTGAAGAAATTCTCGCTCGTATCAGTGAAGATAGAATTGGTGAATATTATCTTAATAAGCCAATGGCATTGATCAATACTCCCAATGGTGGTTTGGGAATGATGCCAACCCCAATCGGTGCAAGAACCCAAGAATCTG